ATGCCGCAGGACGATCCCGAGGCCGACGACGCGATCATTGTCACCTACGACCGTCTGGTCCTCGTGCTAGATCGCTGGCTGCTGCATGGCGGCATTGAGCCGGCCCTCGCGCCAGCAGCCGCGCCGGACACGGGCGACCGGGGTACTCTCAGAACTGACGACTTGCCGGAGCTTGAGCCAACGATTCGGCCCGAGCATTATCCGAGCCGAGGCACGGGCGACCAGGGGGAGGGGACTGATGCTACGCCGCTTCGCTAACTGGCTGCTGACGCTCGGCGGCTCGTGGCACCCGGTCAGGGTGGTGATTGGAGCAGGCCTGTTGCAGATGGCTCAGGCGCGTTGCCGCTGTGGGTACGAGGGCATCTGGCGCGCTCGTGTCGTGCGCGCACAACAGGACGCCTACGACCACCAGGCGATGGGAGGCCGGGCATGACGAGCGAGGAGGCGACGAGAGACGTGCAACTGTTCGGCCTGGTCCTCTCTCTGCTGGACGACGCGGCTGCGCTGACCCTCCTGCTGCGCGTCTTCGGCCGAACGCTCCCGCGTGATAGCCGCTACTACGTTGACCCCGCCTCGCTCCGGCGCAGCGTGGAGACAGCGGTGGACATGCTGCTCACTGCGGCAGCCAGGGGCCGGGCGCTGTAAACCCCGCTGTATCGCTTGACCTAGTACAAGTAGTACAATGGTCGTGCGGGCCTCTCCGCGCCTCCGAGGATTCGGAGTCCTGCTTACAGTGGCCGACCAGGAATCGACGCGCAGCAACCTCACGCAGTTCAAGCCGGGCCAGTCCGGCAACCCTTCGGGACGCCCGAAGCGTAAGCCGATCACCGACGCCTTGCTGCTTGAACTCGCCAAGCCCCACGGCCGCAACGGCCTGACGAAGCTCCAGGCGATGGTTGCGAACCTCGTCAACATCGTCATTCGCGGCAAGGGCAAAGAGGCCGTCGAAGTCGCCAAACTGATCGCCACCTACACAGACGGCCTGCCCGTGCAGATGGTCGAAGTGGACGTGTACGACGCAGCCCGCCGCCTCGCTGAAGAGCGCGGCCTCGACCCCGAGAAGGTCATCGGCCTGTTCGACGCCATCAAGTCCCGGCGGGCCGGCTAGTGCCCGCCGGGCTGGCTACCGCAGATCCCTCCGATGTCGTTGCACTGTACGAAGCCTTAGCACAGATCGAGGCCGAGTCCTTCACCCCTTGGGTTCCGTTGCCGCACCAGATACCGCCGCCGGGAAACTGGCAGGTATGGATGATGGAGGGCGGGCGCGGGTCTGGCAAGACGGACGGGGCGGCGCACTACATCGACCAGCACTGCTCAGGCCCGGCCTGCATCCCCGGCTACCCCGGCGGCCACCGCCCCGCGATCATCGCCCCGACGCTCGGAGACGCGATGGAAGCCTGCGTCAACGGCCCGTCAGGGCTGAAGGCGCACAACCGGGGCATCGTCAGCGTGCAGACACTCGGCGGCACGCACGTCCGATGGCCGAACGGTGTCGAGGGCAAGATATTCGGCGCGTACACCCCTGAGGATGTCGAGCGGCTTCGGGCTGGCGGCAACCGCTGCGTCGTTTGGGCCGAGGAACTGGCCGCCTGGGTGCGCCTCGGGGAGGCGTGGAACCAAATGCGCTTCGGGCTGCGGCTCGGCGCACGCCCGCACGTTGTCGTGTCCACCACGCCGAAGCCGCGCAAGAAATACATCGAGATCAGGAACGACCCGCGCACGGCCAGGACCGGGGCCAGCACCAACGCGAACCCGCACCTTGCCCAGTCAGTCCGTGACGACTACTACGCTGAGTATGGCGGGACGCGCATCGGACGGCAGGAGCTAGAGGCCGAAATCCTGACGGACGTGCCCGGCGCGTTGTGGTCGTGGGCCATGCTCGACAACCGCAAGGCCGCGCCTGACCTGACGCGGGTCGTGGTAGCCATCGACCCGGCTGTGACATCGGGGGAGGACAGCGATGAGACTGGGATCGTGGTCTGTGGGCTCGGCATCGACGGCCGGGGCTATGTCCTGGCCGATAGGTCGTGTCGTCTATCTCCAGACGGGTGGGCTCGTCGTGCAGTTCACGCTTACGACGAGTTCAACGCAGACACCATCGTGGCTGAAGTCAACAACGGCGGCGACCTCGTTGAGCAGACCATCCGCACCGTGCGCCGCACCATCCCGTACAAGAAGGTTCACGCCTCGCGTGGGAAGCAAGTGCGCGCGCAGCCCGTGGCGGCTCTATACGAACAGTCCCGCATATCCCATACCGAAGCCTTGCCCGAACTAGAAGAGCAGTTGACATCGTGGACGCCTGAGAGCGGGACCAGCCCCGATAGGCTCGATGCGCTGGTGTGGGCGCTGACCGAGTTGATGCTCGGGACACAGCGCGAAACCTATGTGTGGTAGAGGGGGTGGTAGCCGTGGGCCTGTTTGACTTCCTGACGAATCCGTCCGGCAACAAGGCTCGGGGGTGGGACCATCTGCCGGCCGCCCTGGAGGCAAAGGCGTCGTCGTGGACGGTCAACGACATTGGCGCGGTGATGACCGTGAGAACGCTGGTGCACGGCCCTGGAGCCTATGACCAGGCGGACGGCGACGCTACTAACAGCGCCGTCTACGCCTGTCTCCAAGTGATCGCTACGGCAGTCGCGGAGCCTCCATTGCGCGTCTACCGCGTCAAGGCCGGCGACCGCGCACAGTTGGACGACACGCCGCTCGGCAACCTGCTGGACCGCCCGAACCCGCACATGACGCTATCGGCGCTGCTGGCGTACCTGTCGAACTGCCTGCACATCAACGGCAACGCCTACTGGCGCAAACTGCGGGCCGGCAACCCCGAGACGGGCAACGTCGTCGAACTGTGGCCGATCAGCCCGTCACGCATCGAGCCGCGCACCACGCCAGACTCTGGCGAGTTCGTGAGCTTCTACCGCTACTACCACCGGCCAGGGCAGCATGAGGACATCGCCCCGTCCAACATCGTCCACTTCCGCCAGGGCTTGGATGACAGGGACCACCGGCTAGGGCTGGCCCCGCTCAAGCGGCTGCTACGCGAGATCAGCAGCGACGATCAGGCCACGCGCTACGCTGACCGGCTGCTATCCAATCTTGCCATCAACGGCCTGAGCATGGAGTTCGACAAAGAGGCACCGCCGATCGATCAGGCCACCGCAGACGAGATCAAGGCAAGGATCACGTCGGCCTACAGCGGGGACAACGTGGGCGCGGTCAGCGTCCTGTCGCCAGGGGCCAAGCTCGTCAGTCACGGGTTCAGCCCCGAGCAGATGGACATGAAGACGTTGCACCGCGTCCCTGAGGAACGCATTGCCGCTGTGCTGGGCGTTCCTGCCATCGTGGCGGGCCTGGGCGCTGGCCTGGACCGTAGCACCTACTCAAACTTCGCAGAGGCCCGTGAGGCGTTCACGGAGATGAAGCTCGTCCCGTTCTGGCGCAGCATCGCGGACACGCTGACGATGGCGCTGGTGCCGGACTTCATGAGCGAGCGCGGCACCAGCGTGGCGTTCATGATCGACGACGTGCGCGCCCTGCAGGACGACCAGAACGCGAAGGCCACGCGGCTACAGGTGTACGTATCGTCGGGCATCCTGACCGTGGACGAGGCGCGCGCGGAGATCGGCCACGAGCCGCTCGTCGTCGTGGCGGCACCGCCGGCGCTGGCCCTGCCTGAGCAGCGCAGCCGTCCGCGCATGTTGCGCTCTACGAAGGCGCTTGACGATCTGCCGGGCCAGTACGACGCGCTGCGCGACGACCTGTCATCCGATTGGGAGACGGCGCTGCGGTCGTTCCTGGCGGCGCAGTTGGCCCGCGTGACCAGTGGCCTGCGTGCGGGTGGCTCTGACGCTGACGGGCTGGTGGCAGATGGGGAGGCCACGCTACTTGGAGAAGTCCTTAGACCACTTCAGGGAAGCCTACTGTCCGACGTGCGCGGCCTGGTGGTGGCGGAACTCGGCGTTACCTTCGACCTTGACGACGCAGCTACCCGCGCATACTTGCAGGCCGCAGGCGAGAACATCTCCGGCATCACCAGCACCACCAGAGACGCCGTGCGCGCGGCGCTCGCCGAGGGGCAGGCGCTCAACGAGGGCATACCGCAACTGGCAGCCCGGCTACAGGAGTCGTCGGCGTTCGGGCCGAGCAGGGCAGTCACGATTGCCAGGACTGAACTCGGATTCGCGGCGAACAACGCAGCACTGGCGAACTACCGCGCCTCAGGGCTAGTCGTTGGCCTGCGAGTCTTCGATGGCGACTATGACAGCCAGTGTGCCGCTATGAACGGGCGCACGTTCCCGATTGACCAGCCGCCGGCCATGCTTCAGCACCCCCGCTGCCGTCGTGCGCTGGCTCCGATCATCGACGCTGCCGAGTTGGACCGCTCGGCGTAGGAAAGGACTGACAGATGGCAGGCTCCCTCTCAAATTTCACAGAACTAGAACTGCTGGACCACCTCTTTGGCGGGGCGGCCTACTCTGCGCCGGCCACGCTCTATCTGGGGCTGTTCACGGCGACGCCGTCAGACACGGGTGGCGGCACCGAGGTATCGGGAGGCTCCTACGCGCGCAAGGCGGTCACGGCGAACGCGACCAACTTCCCGGCCGCCTCGGCTGGGGCAATCACGCTGAACGTGGCGCAGTCCTTCGTGACGGCGACGGCGAGCTGGGGCGTGGTGACACAGTTCGGGATCTTCGACGCCGCCTCGGCGGGTAACCTCATCGCGTGGGGCGATCTGACGGCTTCGAAAACTGTGGATAACGGCGACACCGTAAGTTTCGCGGTCGGAAGCTTGGTCATACAGTTGGATTGATAGAGATGCCACGCACCCCCCGCATCCCCCGCACCCCCCGCACGCACGCATCCCGGCTGACCGTGTTCGTCACGTTGCCGGTCTGCGTGCGCTGCGCCGGGCAGTCGATGGCGCGGCACCGCGACGGCGTCTATCGCTGCGTCGGCTGCGCGCGTGAGGTGCTGTACCTCGACGGGCAACGCATGAGCGACTTCGCTAGTTCGCCGGTGGAGATACCGTAGATGGCCGATAACACGACGCTCCCAGGAACGGGGGTCCTCGTCACCGGGGACGAGGTGACGTACTCAGGCGACACGACCCAGGTGCAGATCATTCAGCTTGCGTTCGTGACCGGAGCAGAAGGCTCGCGCACGCTGACCAAGATTCCCGGCGACGGCACAGACGGGGTGCTCGTCAACCTCGGCGCGAACAACGACGTCACCGTCAACGCGCACGATGTTGGGTCGATCACCACGGCTGTAGTCCCTGGCACCGCTGCCACGAATCTTGGCAAGGCCGAAGACGCCGTTCACACATCCGGCGACGTGGGCGTGATGGGCCTCGCGGTCCGTCGCGACGCCGACACCTCGCTGGTCGGAACCGACGGTGACTACGCGCCGCTCCAGGTCAACGCGACAGGCTCACTGAAAACGGCGATCACCGCCGGCGTCGTGACGACGGTATCCACCGTCACCAACCTGTCGCAGATGGGCGGCGTGGCTATCGCCCTGAACACGGGTGCCCGCTCGACGGGCACGCAGCGCGTGACCATTGCCACTGACGACATCGTGCAGTCGGTCGGCTCGGTGGCCTCTGATGGCGTAGACGCCGGCAACCCGGTCAAGGTTGGGTTTCAGGCCCGCACATCCGACGCCACCGCTGTAGCGTCAGCCGACCGGGTGAACGCAATCAGCACGATCCTCGGCAAACAGATCGTCAAACTTGACGCGGTGCCCGACCTGACATGGTCGTATGCAGCAGCGAGCGGCGGCCTCGTCAACACCACCGCAGTCACGATCAGGGCGGCTGGCGCGGCCGGGGTCCGAAACTACCTCAAGGCGCTCCAGGTCGTCAACGGCCACGCCACGGTATCGACCGAGGTGTTGATCCGCGACGGCGCAGCGGGCACGGTGCTTCACCGAGGATGGGCACAAGCGGCCGGCGGCGGCTTTGCTTGCACCTTCGACCCGCCGTTGCGGGGCACCGCCGCGACCCTGCTGGAGGTAGTGAACGTCACCACCGGCAGTGCGGTCTATGTGAACGCATCGGGCTACGTGGCCGCAGAGTAAGGGTGATAGGGGGGGTGCTGACCAGTGGCAATCGCCGTCGTCCAGACCGAGCAAGAGTCCACGGTGTTCGCCAACAGTGCCACGCTGGCATTCGCGAGCGCGCCCAGTGCCACCGATCTGATCGTCGCAATCCTGTACTACGAAGGCACTGAAACAGTCACGGCTCCGTCTGGATTCACCCTGCTTGCAGAGGTGCAGTCGCTCTCACCTAACTACAGGGCGGTGATCTACTACAAGTACAACGATACTGGCAACAGCTACGTCTACTCGTGGACGACGAGCGCCATTGCCCGCGTCGGGGGGCTGACCCTCTCGGGGGTTGACTCCACGACGCCGGTTGATGTCGCCGGGTCAGGCTGGGACTCTGCGAGCTATGCCGCGCTGACGATCACGGGCATTACGACGGTGACGGACGCAGCGCTGCACATGCTGTTCTCGTTCAACTCGGACAACGGGCAGACGACCACTGCGCTGACAGGGTACAGCCGTCAACTCGGAGCGTCCAGCGCGATGGGCACCTGGACGAAAGAGGTTGCAACTGCTGGGGCCACTGGCAGTCAGACCGTCGATCACGGCACCGAGTTCGTGATGCGCGGCTTCGGGGCCGCGTGGAAGCCGTCTGGCGGGGGCGGCGGTCCTCGCAAGCAGCGACTGGCACTCCTGGGGGTCGGATAGCAGATGGCACGTGCGCGGCTCTCCATCCTGAATCGACAGGGGATCTGACGTGACCCTCCTGTTGCTGCTGCGGTCTGCGGCCGGCGCCACCGAGAACGCGGCCGGCACCGTCAACGGCACATCGACGGTCACGGCGTCGCTCACGGCCACAGTGCCCATCGCGGCCACTGTCACCGGCACATCAACGGCAGCAGGCACCGCCGCCGCGACCGTCCCGCTAGCGGCCACTGTGGCAGGCACCTCGACCGCGACCGGCACAACGACGGCAACGGTCAGGATCGCCGCCACGGTGGCAGGGACATCCACGGTCACGGGCGCTGTGCTGGTCGCGGCCGGTATTGCAGCGACCGTCAACGCCACGTCCACCGCAGCCGGCACGCTGACAGCCACGGTGCCGATTGCTGCCACGGTTGCCGGCACCTCGACCGCCACGGCCACGGCCACCGCGACAGTGCCGATAGCCTCAACCGTCAACGCCACGTCAACGCTCACGGGCGACCTGACGGAATCGGCGTCGGGAAGCGAGGCGGCAGCAGGCACA